GCTTGCGATCAGATCCCGCATATTGCCGGTTGCAAAGGAGCCCAGTGCAGCCGATGCAAAGCCCATGCCACCGCTTGCGGCCGTCTTGATCCCGGTGACGATATCCCGGACGCCAGCCAGCGCGCGCTTGACCTTTTCAATCGCCGACAGGGTGCCTTGCCCGAAAGCATCGTCACGCATCGCTGTGCCAACACCCTCGATGTCGCTCTGGATGTTTTCCAGCGGACCAAGGCCTTTATAGGCGCCATCGTTGAGCCGGAAGAGGAACTTCTCGGCATCGGTCATCTCGCCATTGGCAAGCTCGGCGCGGAGCTCGCGCTCACGCTCCAATACGCGCAACCGCAGGCTCTCGATCTCGCTGGAGGCTTTGCGGTCGCCTTCCATCAGCGCATCGAGCGCTTCTTTCTGAGCCACAGCCTCGCGGAGCGCCTCATGCAGTTCACGAACCGCGTCACCGCCCTGCTCGATCGATCCATAATCGCCGCGTGCGATCTGGAAGCTCAGCTTGGCGTATTCGCTGCCAGCTCCGGCCATTTCAGCCGACAGACCCTTGACCTTGGCCTGCAGGTTCTGAAGCAGCTTCGAGCCGCGCTTGATCTTATCTTCTTCCTTCTCGACATTTGCCGTGAAGGTGATGCCGAACTCGCCATTTGCCCGGGCCTGCTCGGCAGCCTCGACACGTTTGCCGTTGAGGAAGTCGATCAGGCGGCCAAGATCACGCGCCTTGTCTTCATGCGTCGTATCCGCCTGAAGCGCTTTCAGACGAGCCAGCTCGTCATCGATGGTCTCAATGATCGCCTCTGAGCGCTCTTTGCGGTTTTCCAGCGTCTTTTTCTGGAACTCATCGGTGATCTGATAGGATTTCTTGCCAGTTTCAGCCGTGCGCGCCAGCTCCTGATCGCGCTGCTGATCCAGCACAACCTGCCGCTGACGATAATCCTCGTTGTGAACCCGGAGTTTGCCCGCCAGTTCACGCTCATATTGCTGGATGCTGTGCTGGGTGCTGTCTTCCTCGGAATTGGCAAGGATGCGGTCCCGCTCCTTGATGAACTCTTCCAGCTCGGCCCGGCGTGCTTCGATCAGTGCGTTCTTGCGCGCCCGACGGCTTTCCTTGCTGCCGATGAAGAACGAGTTTTCGGCGTCATTCAGCTTCCGACGCAGCTCAAGCTCTTTTGCGGCCAGGACGCTTTGCGCCTGCTCTTGGCTCTCAGCACCGTATTTCCGCAGGCTCTCATAAGCCTCGTCGGTCTTGTCGCTGAGCATGCCCATCTTGTCGGCAGCCAGGGCAATGGCGGTGCCGATGATCGCAATCCAGGGTGCCGCCGCAGTGACAGCAGATCCAAACCCGACAACAGCGGCGCGCAGACCACCTACGGCCAGCCCGGTCGTGCGTGCAGTGACACCAAAGGTCTTCATGCCAGTGAGACCCAAAGCGGTCATCCGGCGCGCACGCGACATTTCAGTGCCAAGACCAGTAAGCGCCATTGTGGCGAAGCGAACAGAGGTCGCCATGCTGGCGGCCATGCGTCCGAAGGTGCGCAATGCGACACCACCGGCCACGACCGAGATCACCATTCCGATCTCTTCGCGGAATTCGTAGATCGTCTTGGTCGCAACCCGGATACCGCGCACCATCGCAGTCAGGGCTTCGCCGATCTCCTTGGCAAATTTCTTGGCTTCATCCGACTTCAGGAAGTCGTTGATCTCCATCAGCCCGGCTTTTTGCTCCTCGAAGAAGCCCTTCATCCCCTCGCCGGTGGCCAGGAGCTGCAGGTTTGCCTTGAGCTGTGAAACCTGACCGGAGAATGTCTCCATCATCCGCTGGGCTTCACCGCCATAGGTGCGCTCCAGTTCGGCATAGAAGGCTTGCAGGGCAGCGCCTGCCTCAACCCGGCCAGTCGAGATCGCTTGTGTCAGCTCAGCGACGGACACACCCATCGAACGCGCCATGATACGCATCGCGTTGGGCATGGATTCGCCGAGCTGCTGGCGCATCTCTTCCATCTGGATCACGCCCTTACCCGACATCTGGACGAGGCCAAGCGTTACCCTGTGGAGTTGTTCGTCAGTGCCACCAAAGGCGGCGATACCGTCCGCAACGGCTTGTAGCGATCCTGCCATCGGATCGGTGCCGGTTGCTTTCAGCTTCACAAATGAGGTTGCCAGCTCGTTGAGCGAGAACGGCACCTGGAGTGCCTTCTGGCGCAGATATTCGACCGACGCCGCGGCTTCGCGCATCGGTTCGGCAGACGTGGACATGCCGAGCATCTGGTATTTCAGACGCTCGATCTCGGCATTGACCTGAGTGATGGAGCCGACCAGTCCGCCGGCGGTGCCTGTGATGCCCCGGAAGGCCAGTGTGACCGCGCCCGAGACAATGGAGACATCGCGCAGGGTGCTCAGAAAGTCCCGGCTGACGACATCAGCCTTGCGAACGGTTTTAACGACACCCTTGCCGGAAGCGTCGAGCTTGCGGAAATGCGGATCAACCCGCGACAATTCCTTCCGGAAAGACGAAACCGACTGGCCTGCGCGAAGCATGCCAGTCGTAAAAGAACCGTCTTTGAGTTGTAGCTCGACACGAATGCCGCTCATACCGTCTGTCCTTCTCTCAACCCGCTCAGAGCTTTCAGGCGCTCCAAGCCTCCTTTGTCGAACTCAGGATCAGTGTCGGTTTCCGGATCGATCCTTATTTCAGAGGGCGCTTGTTCTTCCCAAACGAAGACCTGGCCCATTTCGTTTTTGAGGTTTTCGAGAGCAATCTGGATCGCTTCGGCGTCATTTGCGGCGCCTGTGACCTGCAGAAGGCGAAGGTTCTCCTCCGCTTTGAGCCGGTCGATCTGATTGACCAAAAACCAGAACCGTTTGAGCGGGGTGTCCAGGACGGCATCGAATGCCATCCCGTATTCCCGCATGACCTTGGCGAAAAGAAATCCGAAATCGACGGAGGTCAGATCGCCTTTCAGCCGTTTCCCGACTCGATCGCCTCGTCCAGCTTCTCTTCGTCGGTTGTCACCAGCTCACCATTCTGGCCCCGGGCCAGGTCGGAGATCGATTGCAGGTTCTCCAGCGGCCAGGAGCGCACTTCGGCTTCGCTGATTGTCGGGAAAGACCGGGTGATGATCTTGATCATCACTTCCATCTCATCGACGACGGAAGCAGCGGTGCCCAGACCTTCGACCAGCTTCACGTTTTCGATAAAGCTCTCGACGGTGGCCGGGATCATCTCGTGGCGCTCTCCGTCGGTTGTCACGATGACAACATCGGGTTCTTTGCGCGCCAGTTCCTGCAGGTTGATAACCTTGGTCATTTCAGTTCAGTTCCAAATTGAAGGGAGGGTTGCGGCGGGCCAGCCGAAGCCAGCCCGCTAATTCAATTAGGCGGCGTCTTCGTCACCCACCGAGAACAGCTTGCCGCTGGTGTCGGGGTAGCCTTTGAAGTCGGCGTTGAAGATCCGTTCCTGGTCGATGTTGTAGGTGAAGTTCAGACCGCCCGGCGTTGCAGCCTTGTGCAGAATGAAGTCATCCGAACCAGTGGTGCCGATCGGGCGCAGACGCAGTTGCTTGGCCTGCTCCAACAGGTTGATGTTCACGCCGGTCGGCACGTCAACGCGCGCCAGGGTGATATCCTGACCGCCAGTCAGACCAACAGCCGCGACGTTGGCGCTGGTTGCGAAGGTCGCAACGATTGCCACGTTATCCCCGGTGCTGCGGTTTTCAGCGGTAACGGTCACAACGGCGCCGGAAACGGTGGCGTAAGCAGGCATCACGACGCTGTTGATGGTGTCAGCCAGCGCTTCAGCAGCTTCGTTGATGGTCGAAGGGATCTTGATGTCGTTCTCGGTCTTCGGCGTGGTGCGGAAGACGAAAGTCCGGCCCAGGATCTCGATCTTGTCGCCGTTCACAGGGGCCGCGGTCGAGAAGGTCACGGTGCCGGTTGCGAATGCACCGTCCGTTACCAGCTCAGCGCCAGGCATGATCTTCAGCAGGTTGTCCAGCGTGGTCTCAGCCATAGGCACTTTGGCCATCACTGTCCGACCAGTAATCAGCTCGCCAACCGGGGTTTCACCGAATTGGTCGACTTTGACCTCATGGGTCGATGTGGAAACCTCGACCTCGACGCCGCCCTTGGTCAGACCAAGATCCACACCGTCGAAGAAGATGTTACAGGTTCCCAGTTTCACGTTCTCCGTGGACGAAGTCATGTGGGTCTCCTACATGGAAATAAGTAAATCGTGACTTACTTTACCCCATGTGTGGCAGAACCGCAACAGAAAGTAAGCGATTGCTTATCTCTCAGAGCGGATCACAGGTAAAAACCACCTTGAAATGCTGCGAGAACTCCAATCCACCGCCATCGAGGCGCGGAAATTGGATCGGCAATGTCTCCGGATAGAAGAGCGAGATCGACGCCCTGCCCCGCTCGGCTGTCGCATCGTAGCGCTCCATCGCCTGGACCTGCAGCACCTTGGTCACATCTGCGGAGAGCTTTGCACCCAGAACCGGGTCGGTGTGGCGGGTGATGACCTGCATACGCCCTTTGTGACGCCCGGGCATGTTCGCATCGACCTGCAGACCTTCCAGCGGCACGCGCGTCATGACGCCAATCATCACATCCGCCGGCATGTTGTTGCGGAACAACGTCTGCCCTGCCACCGCCAGCCCTGCATCCTGGATCTTCTGCTCAAGAATGTCGAAAATCATCCGCCTTCCTCCACGATGGCTCTGTTGATGACCTGGATCATCACGCGCTCGAAGGCTTCGGCTTCCTTTTGCAAGGCGCGCACCAGAAAGCCCGAGCCGATCTGAACTCCGGGATTTGCCGCCATTTTGCGGCGCGTGTTCTTGCCTGGCCCATTGGGCGCGACGGCGGTTTCATAGGCTTCGTGAACCAGCAGCGCATATTGCTCCAGATCCACGGTGCGCCCGTTGACGCGCGTGGCCCGGCCCTTGCCCGCCACGATGTCGATCTGCAGGCGGCCGTGGTCGCCATAGGTCTTCTCGATCCGGATGCTGTCGGCCAGATGTCCCTCGTCTTCTGGTGTCATCTGCTTGGCCAGCTTCACGGTGCGCTCGGCTGAACGCTTCATCTGGCCGCGTGCAGCATCAGGCACACGTCGCGCAATGTTGCGCAACATGCTTTCGACACTGCCTCGGCCGATGTCAGAAACGTCCAGGCCCATTTTCATCCGACGTAGCTCTCCAGGTCGCATTCCCAGTGATCGAGCTTGCCGCCGATGGAGTAGCGATCATGCAGAGAGGCGATCTTGTAGCGCATGCCGTTGAAGGTGAAGATGTCACCCTGCGACGGCTTGATGAATGCCGGGATCAGAATCCGGCCGCGCTCGGTCACCATCTCATCTGCGTTGCCGCGCGAGGCGGAGCTGTCAGCCCGGACAGTGGTTTCCTGTGCGGAGACCTTCAGGCTGATCGACCCAAACGGACACGGGATTGCAGCGCCGAGCGTGGGCCGGCCATGAATGTCACGACCAACCACCTTCTCCAGAGTGCCTTTCAGGTTCGGGGTGAACATCAGGCTCTCACAATCTTCATGTTAAAGTGGATGTAACCAGCCAGGGCCGACAGGGTTTCAGTGCCGACACCATAATCGATCACTCCAGCATTGAGCCGCACAGAGCTTTCACCGATCGTCTCGGACAGAACACCAGCGCGGCGCTTCTGGCTGAGCACATCGCCTTGCAGCAGCTCGTTGGCTTCGATGAATTGAGCCCGGCGCAGCGCCCGACGTAAGTGAACCGGCAGAGCGTTGTAACCAGCGGCATTCATTGCCACCCATTCATCGCGCAGGATCACGTTTTCAACGGTGCGATCCGGCTCACCATTGGCATCGAGCGGATGGTATTTCATCGGGATCATGGTCAGGCGCGCAAAGGATTCAATCAGGGCAGTCTTGCGCAGGTTCGCATCTGCAACGGCCCAGCCGGTTGCATTGACGAAATCAGCGGAGGTGACCTCGGCCAGCTCGTAGGTCATGAAGCTGTTTTTCATCAGCTCCAGGCGCAGGGCTGCCTCGACAC